GGATACAGTATCAAATGTTACTGGTACTTTTGTAAATAATGAATTTGTAGAGGGCGTAACCTCTTCAGCAAACGTATTTGCTATAACTTCAAATGTTGTTTCGGGGAACGGTTTTATACGTTATATGCAAGTTACCGATTTAACTAAAAACTTTAATAAGTTTAATATAGGTGAAAATATTATAGGTAAAACTTCGGGAGCAACTGCTAAAGTTTTAGACAGTTTAAATTCGGAAGTTCTTCCAGATACAGGCGAAATTTTATATATTGAAAATAGATATCCAATAACTAGATCTTTGGATCAGGCGGAAAATCTTCATCTTGTATTAGAATTCTAAGGAAAAAATATGGCAGTAGATACTAGCGTCTCACCGTACTTTGATGATTTTGATGTAAATAAAAACTACGTACGAGTTTTGTATAAACCCGGAGTTGCTGTGCAAGCCAGAGAGCTTACGCAGTCTCAAACCATTCTACAAAATCAGATTAAATCTGTAGGAAATTTTCTTTTTAAGGATGGTAATAAAGTAACCGGATCAAAACCATTAGTAAACCTCAATTGTAGAACAGTTAGGTTAGAAGCAAATGATAGTTCGGGTGCTCCTCTAAATCTAAATTCCTTACTAAATACATATGTAACTTCTGAAAATTCTGAGGTTCTAGGATATGTAGAATTTGTTTATGCCGCGGATGATCCTGAGATAGGAGAACAACCTAGTATAGTTATTTCTTTAAAAAGATTTAACTCTACAAACGATGGTATGTTCAATGAAAAAACTATTCTAAATTTCTATTTAGATTATACGGATGCATTAAATAAAACTGCGCCTAATTATACTGCAGTTACCTACGTAGATGTTGTCAAAAATGCCTCTTCAACTTTATCTCCTTTTGCGACAACCGTAATTCTAGATAACCCAAGCACAATTATAGAAATTGGTGATGAATTAGTTCATCCTGCATTGACGAAGAAACTTTATGTAGTTGCTATTACAGGCACAACAGTTTTAGAAATTAGTGAACCGCCGGGCGTGGTTGTTGGAAGTGAAAACGTTTCTTATGTTAAAAGAGCAACTTGTCCAACTTCAATTTTTACACAAGATGAGGCGGTGTTTTATAAAAAGGGATATTTTGTAAAATGCATAAAGCAAAGTATAGTTCCGGATAAAAGAACTTCTTTACCATCAAAACTAATTGCATTTTTAAGTGATGAACAAGTTATAACAAGCGAAGATGATATTACTCTTTTAGACCCAGCATTAGAAAGTTCAAATTACTTTGCCACGGGTGCGGATAGATTAAAAATAGATTTGAATTTAGCTACTTTAGATGTTGTCGATGGACAGACTGTAGAAGATTCTGAAAATTTAATTCCTCTAGTATACTTTAATAGAGGAAAGATTGAATATATTGCAGAAATATCAAATGATGCAGAACTGGACAAAAAATTAGCGGAAAGAACATATGATGAATCTGGCAGCTACGTAGTAACGCCGTTTCAAATTACTCCTTTAGTAACTTTGAATGAAGATGAAAATTTAGCTTTTAGCGTATCTCCAGGTAAGGCTTATGTAGGTGGTCTAGTTGTTAGAACAGTTGACGCTACTAGAATTACAGTTCCAAAACCAACAACTACAGAAACTAGAATTAACTATAACATTAATACTGCCTACGGTAATTATTTTAAAGTTGGCGGTTTAAAACATTCTTTAATTAATCCCGCAGATCTTGAAGCCAGTTCGATGTTCTTAGAATTGCACAATGTTATTAATCCTACAAGTTCTAGTTCTTTAGTTGGTACGATTGCATTTAAAAATTTAGAGTATGATACTTTCATCAGCGGAGATTCTCCGGAATATAAACTATTCTTCCATAGTTATTTGCCAGTAAAAGAAGCATCTGTAACTTGGGACGCTTGGTCCGCAAAATATGGAGTTTCTATAGATGATGGAAAGTATATTGCAGGCGTGCTTTATACTAATAATGATTTGCTAGGAAACTATGGTCCGGCATCTACTCCATTTTATGGCTTATTTAGAGAACCCGATACTGCAGGTTTAGCATATTGGTGTAAAAGATGGATTGAGTTGGGCAAAAATATTGCCCCACTTAAACAAGAATTTGCTTTAGCAATACCTTCATCCGATGCTATAGATTATGCAAGAGTTAGAACAAATTCTAAATCATTTTTAGAGACAACTAATGGTAGTGTTTTCTATGATGGAATAATTGATGTAAAGAAAATTAGATCCATTATTGGCGTTGCAAATGATTTAACTAATCAGGGAACAGCAGCTACGTATCCCTCACCTTTTTTCTACGCGGAAATTACGTCTTCGGGGACCAATAGTGCAACACAAGAAGCAATTATTTTTGATAGAGATCGTCCTACAGATAGTTTAGTGTACCCCCTAAATAAGAGTTATGTTAAAACTTTAAATAGAATACAAACTTCTTATAATAAAGTTTTTAAGAATGCAGTTTTTGCCTCAGGCGTTTTTACTAAAACTTTATCTTCCCCAGAAACATATGCACTAGGCGATGGAAATATTCCTGCTAGTACAGCAAGAGCAAATTTTACCGTGTTGGTTAAGGCAGGCGCTACTGCAAATATTAAAGCAGGCGCATTTAATTTTGAATCGGGTACGGTAGCAATATCATCTGATTCTTCAACTTTAACAATAGATACAGGCGATTCCGGATTTACAGGTATAGCAGACGTTAGCGTAACTGTCGAAAATGATGCGTTACAACCAAGAACAAAAACTTTAGTTTCTAATTTTTCTAAAATAATAGACATTAAAAATGCAGATCTTAGTTATTCCTTAGGAAAATCTGATATTACTTCTTTTGAGGGAGTGCATTTATTATCTAATGTGGGAAAATATTTAGGCAATTGGACATCCTCTTCAAGTTATAATTATGATGATGTCGTAACCTACGTAGGGTCGGTATACAAAGCAATTCTACCCTCAAACAATGTTTCTCCTGATTACACAAATGTCTGGTCACAAGTACAAAAAGAAGACAATACTCAGTATATTTTAGATGATGGGCAAAGAGACGCCTTCTATGATCATGGAAGTATAACCTTCATTGGTTCGGCTTCTCCCCCAGGTAACGTGCTTATATCCTTTAGCTACTATACCCATTCTGGGGAAGGTCCGGCAACAGTACAATCATATCCAGCAGAACAATATGGAAGTCTGCCGATATATCGTTCTGTTATAGATTCAAGAGAATACACTTTAAGAGATTGTATTGATTTTAGACCGAGAAGATCGGATGATTCCTCATATCAAAATTATGATCCTGCAGTTATTCCAAATTCTTCAGTGACTACTGAAGCAGATCTAACGTATTATGTTGGAAGAAAAGATAAAATTTACGTTACGAATAATTTGCAAAATTATGATTCGCCATATAACAAATTTTATGTTGAAACAGGAACTGAATCAGTTACCGCTCAAGAGGTATCAGATAATTCAGATTTAACTAAACTAAGTATAGCTACTTTAGAAATTCCTCCGTATCTCAATAATGCCTATGACGTTAAAATTGTTTATGAAGACAACAAACGTTTTACCATGCGAGATATCGCAAAAATTGAAAGTTTAACTAGAGAATTAGATAGATCAATTAAATTACAAGCAATAGAAATAAGTATATTAAAATCTACTGTAACAAATGATGATGGCGATTCTTTATTAAAATCTGGAATTCTTGTAGAAAATTTTAAAGATTTTGATACTGCAGATTTAGCTTCAGGATATTTTTCCGCAGCAATTGACGTAGAAAATGAAGAGTGCTTTCCAGCATTTGGTGTGTTTAATGTAGACATGGGAGTAGTAGAAGATACTGATATTTTTATGTTTAATGATATTATAACTAAAAAATATACTGAAGAATTATACGTGTCCAACCTTGAAGCTAATACTGATATCTTTGTAAATCCGGGAGGAGTAGATGATGGTAGAGGAAGAGCAGAAATCTCTAAGAAAAATAGTTATAGAATAAATCCTTTATTAACTGGAGGTTTATTAATTGCGGGGGTTATTGCATATAAAACAGCAAGAGCAATTGCTGCCAGAGCAACTTTTAGTGCCGCGGTTACCGGCTATGGAACCGATTATGCTTTAATTTCAGCGTATCAAGGTGAATCTGTATTAAGTATAGCTTGGTCTGCGGCCAGAGAAGTTGGTTACTCTGTTCTCAACGCATTTAAAACTATTGATGGTATTTTGGAAACTGTATCTTGGCCATATAAAGCTGTAAAGCTTGGCACGCAATGGATATATAACACTTTAACAGGACAAGGAGTTTCCTCGGTTGTACCTTCCACCGGAGCGGGATTGGGTGCATCATTTTTTGGAGAAGCTGCCTATGGGGCAATATCTGAGGGATCCGCCTTAATAGGACAATCCTTAAAAAACATTTTTAACCAACCAATTGGTGCAACCGTAACTGAAATAACTAATGGGGTAGGTCTTATTTCGTCGGGGTTGGTTACTTATACGTGGGGTAATTTATCTTTGGCAGCTGATGCGTTAGCAGCGAAAACTACAGGAGTTCCAATTATTGGGGGAGTAACTAAAGCTGTAGCTGCCGGTCTTTCGAAAGCATATGAGATCCTTTTACTTAAATCTCCAGTTATAGTACAGGTTGCTGCGGTGGCTGCTTTAGTTTATGTAGGTGTTAAAGCTGTTCAATGGGTTTGGAAAGGTCTTAAGAAATTATTCTCAGATATAAGAATGAAGAAAAATATAGTACTTAAGAAACGATTGCCCAATGGGTTAAACCTGTACGAATTTGAGTATAAGAAGAAATTTAAGGATATTGCGGGTCATGGTAAATACGAAGGATTTATGGCACATGAAGTAGAAAAACTTTATCCGCATGCAGTACAAGTTGAAAGTAACGGTTATAAATCAATAGATTATTCTTTAATAAGGATTTAAAAATGGCGACAGAATCAAGTTCTGCGGTAACAGGTACTAGAGATACTAGTTTTCAGGTTTTCGCTGGTTCGGAAGTTATGGCCTTTGTGGTCAACGACATGCCGCCCGGTATTAGAATTTATACGTATGTTAACGGCGTAAATATAACTAATTTTACCGGCCCGGTTACCAACGGAGCATTGATAGGTGATGCTATCACCACAGATCAATTGGGCACTACGCAGGGATATTTGTATATACCTAGCACTGAGGGGCAGTATAAATTTTTATCAGGTGAAATTAAACTAACCTTCGGCGATAGCCCTAACGGTATCGGACAATGCAAATACATTTCTGAAACTACCTTTATGAACCATGGGTTGGGATTGGTAGATACAGAACAAGGCGGAACCATATCCTTAAGAAGAACCGAAAAACTTAGAACATCTGTTTCTGGAACATCGGGAGAAGAAAATAATACTCTAAGTAAAATTAATCCTCTTACTCAAACATTTTTTGTAGATGAGGTTAGATATCCTCTAGGAGTTGTCATCACAGGAGTAGGATTATTTGTTAGTAAAAAAGATGACAAATTACCATTAGGAGTAGAATTAAGACCAATGAGTGGAAATAGTCCCTCAACTACAGAATATTTTTCAGGGACTTCTATATTTCTTTCCCCTTCACAAATACCAGATTATGTTGAAGGCGGGCAGGTAAAACCCACCGATTTTACTTTTCTTCACCCAGTATATTTAAAACCTGGAGAATATGCATTTTCAGTTTTAACAAAATCCAATAAGTATAAATTATTTAGTGCAACTTCAGAAGGTGGCAAAAAAGTAAAAAATCCTTTTTCTGGTAGACTTTTTAAAGCACAAAATACTGGAGGTTGGGTAGCATCCACAAATGAAGATTTAACCTTTTATTTAAGAAAAGCAAAATTTGAGACAGGAACAGTTACCTTTGAAATGGTGTCTCCGGATGTTCAAGAAATTGATTATAATAGACTAAGAATGATGTCTACAGAAATTGGTTTAGGAGATACTGCATCAGTTCAATACAAAATACAAACTACTAATGACACGGTGTCAAGAGAAAAGAATGAATTTAAACCTATATTCCCAGGCGATACTATAGATTTACCCGGAAGGCAATCCGTAAAGAATTCTGGAGATATTAAACTTCAAGTTTCTCTAACTACGAAATCTGAGGATGTGTCTCCTATGCTGGATAAGCAATTAATTAAATCACAAATTTTTAGAAATACTGTTAATGCTTATTCATCAGATATTTCAGCATCAGAATTAAAACCTGGGAATGGAAGTGGTCGTTCTAGATATATTAGTAAAGTCGTTTCTTTAGCAGAGGGGTTTGACTCTACGGGATTAGAAGTTAGAGTAGATGTCAATCGAAAAATAGGAACAGATATAGAAGTTTTTGGTCGCGTATTATCTAGAAATGATAAATCTTTTAGTACAGGAATACAAGGAAGACCTTGGGTTAGGCTTCCAATAGTTTCACCTTCGGCAAAATCTTTTGCCGGAACTGATGATGACGCATTTGTTCAAGAAGTGTACAGACTTCTTGAACCAGACTTATCTTATACTGCAACTGAAAAACTTGCATCTGGAGTTTCAGTTACATCCTCTTATGAAGATTTTGCGCATTATCAAATAAAAATTGTCTTTTATGCAAGTAATCCAATATATCTACCTAAGATAAAGAAACTAGTAGCCACTTCGTTAATTTGATATGGATGACAGATATTTAAAAATTGAGGATAATCCCGATTATGTTAAAGATTCGGAAACAAATGCTATTTTAAATACCAATTTACATCTTTTAGCTGAACACAGACAAAAGAGAAAACAAGCTGCTCTTGTACGATCAATGGAACAAGAAATAAATAAGCTAAAAGATGAAATAGCAAAAATTAAAAACCATTTAAATTTAAGTTAAAAATATGCCAGTACAAAGAAATTTTTCCAATGTTAATATTGGGTCTTCTGCCAATAGCGGGGATGGCGATCTTTTACGAGATGCCTTCGTAAAAGTAAATGATAATTTTAATTCTTTGTATACTGGGGGACAAGTTTTAGCTTTTCCGACAGACGGTAGATTAACACCCGGTTATTCTTGGGCAAATGATAAAGATACAGGTATGTATCGTATTGCGGCGGGAAGAATTGGATTTACATTAAATGGTGCAGATTCGTTAATATTAAGTGAAGACGGCACACTTACTTGGTTTTCGGAGCCATTAGCTACTAGAACCTTTGTCAACAACCAACTAACAAACTTTACTGGCGGCGTTAGTGCTGCCAATATAACAGTGGTTGTTGGATCCACTTCTGCAAATGTTACTGTTAATGGAATTCCCGTAGTCGCTTCTCTTCCAACCTTAGGAAATCACGAAGGTCGTGTAGTTTTCTTTAATGGGGACGTTTGGATTTTCTCAGGGTATCCAATCGGCAACGGTGCAGGGCAACCCGCAAATCCTTTAATCGCAAGAGTATTAAATTCGGATTATAGATGGGTTAGATTTAGAGGTGATACCGCATTTACAATTGCGACAGTTAGGCCTCAAACTGCAGCAGAAGGAACACTATTTTATGAAACAGGAAATGCACTTTCGTATGTGTTTATATCGGGTGCGTGGAGACTTCTAAGTAGTTTAGTAACAACAAGTGCGCCCTCAGGACTACAGGTATTAGCTTCCTTACCCGCAACAGGCGACGTAAGTAACTATTCAGGAAGAACAGTTGTTGTAGGAAATTTTGCTTATATTTTCATTGGGGGACAGTGGAAGCTACTAAGTGATTATGTTTCTGGAGCAGCAGGCGGAGGAGGAATAAGCGCAGGCGCATCTTTACCTGCAACCGCAAATGTAGGAGAATTATTTAGAGTTACTGGAACTAACGCAGGCTTATATATTTTCGACGGTGCGTGGAAAACCATTCCGCAATATACTGCGAATACGATTACTGCTAGAATACCTACATTAACAGGATTGCCTTCGGATGTGTCAAGGTATAATCCGGGTGATCTAGTAATTGTGGGTTCTGCAACCTACATTTTAAATACAACAAAAACATCCTGGGATTTCTTCACTCCAAATTCGGGTTCAGGTACAATTACAGGCGTTGCATTAAATCCTGGACAAGTAAGTAATGTAGAATTAGCAGCTAATGCAGTACTTGGAAGTAAAATTGCATCAAACACTATTACTAATATTAAATTAGTAAGCAATACTATTAGCACTAGAGAATTAGCAGACAATTCTGTAACATCTGCAAAGCTTGCAGCAAATTCTGTAACAACAAATAAAATACAAGATAACAGTATTACCGGAATAAAGCTTGCAGCAAATACAATCGATGGTTCTAAAATTACTTCAGGTACTATTGGGAAAAATCAACTAGCAGCTAATATATTTACAGGGGTTTCGGTTAGCGCAAATAACTTAGCAGAAATTTCAACAAATCTGGGAACTATTACCAGCGGGGTTTTAAGATCAACTGATAACAGATTTGTAATTGATTTAAATAATAAATCTATTAGAATAGAATTATAAAATGCTCGGACATGATGTTTCTGATGATATAATTAAATTATTAGATACAAACAATAGAATAGAATTATCTCAAAATGAAGGCAAACTAATTTTAAAAAAAGATAATTTAAAAACGGTTGCTGTATTAATAAAAAAAGATAACTCTGAAATATCAAATTTAACTTTAGAAGAGCGAAATGAAATGAATGCTTCTAAAGTTATTTTTGTAACTATTGGTTCATCTAAAAACTTTTCAGAAGTTTTTATGCCAAATGATTTTTTCGAAAATCATAGGTATGAAAATAGACCTTTTTTACATGGACTTTTTGATTGTTATACTTTAGTAAGAGATTACTATAAAAATAACTTTGGTATATATTTACCAACAAACATACAAAGAAATTGGGAATGGTGGAATAGTGGAGAAAATCTTTATTTAGAAAATGCTAAAAAATCTTCTTTTGAGGAAGTAAATGATATCAAAAAACATGATGTATTAATTATGAAGATAAGTAGCCCCGTGCCTAATCATGCAGCAATATATTTAGGTGAGAATAAAATTTTGCATCATATGGCAGGTAGATTTTCCACAATACAAGATTTAACGTTTTCGTTTAAACAAAAAATATCAGTAATTTATAGGAATAGTGCGCTAAAAGATGTCAACTAATGTTTTATGGGCTGGTACAGTTTCGGGTAGAAAAATTGTTTCTATCTTTAATAATCCTGTTGGACAAACTGGAAGTAATGTTCCTTTGAACAATCCTACAGCAAATTTAAGTAGAATCTATTTCGACACTAGATTTAACTATCTAAATATAGTAAATAAAATAGATTTTGTTCAATCATATCCCTCGGTAGAATTAAATACTGACGAAAATAATAACAAAGGTAAAAGCGCTTCTGCATACCCAAAAATAGGTTATTCTGTTTATACTATAACTAGTCATTCTTTAGGATACGTTCCTGCAGCTATTCTTATAGATTATGATTCTAGAGAGGTTATAGGTTCCAATATGTTTGTTCAAAATTTAGATAATAATTCTTATAGAACAGCAACATTAATGATGGATAATCAAAACATTTATTTAAAAGAAAATTATTTTGTGAGAAATGTTTTATTACCAGCATTAACCAGAAGATATACTTTGCTTATTTTTAGTAATAATGCGACCTTAACCGCAGTTTAAAATGTCAAAATATCTAATAAATTTAGCATCCAATATAGCTACAATGGGTAATGTATTTACCACAGAAAATAGCTATATCTTTAAAAATCAAATTCAATATTTTTTAAATTCTACGTTTGCATTTACTAAAACTTTATTGGTACCCGATCTAAGAGTTTTTAAAGAAACTCTAGCGGGAACTGCAATAACTAATTTTACGCAAATTACAACCAGAGAAAGTTTACCTTCAGATGTACCAGTAACAGGTCCATTTATAGAAAGTTATTCTAAAGACGGAACTATAAACACTGATAGTTTTGTCAATCTTTTATTATTAGATAAACCTCCAATAAGAACAGGCTTTTTTGATTTTTTTATAGGGGGACAAACTTTTACAGGGGTTGTTACGAGGTTAACTCCTTATAAACATTATAATTGGGAAAGAACTGGTAGTAAGTATGGTTACGTAGAGCAACCTACCGATTTAGGATACGGAATAGAAATTAGTAAAAACTCATTGTATAGAGCAGAGGAGCAACCGGATGGTTCGTATTTGGTTTACTTTACTCCTTTATATTTGTTTTTAATAAACCTAACAGGTAACGAAGAAATTATATCTACTCCTTCTTCAGCAAATCCTAATAGTTATATTAATAACATACCAGGGCTACCTGATGATACTATAGGTTCATTGCCAATAAGTTTATTCTATATTTCTGAAGCTGACGCACTTAGATATATTGCAAGTTATCCTGAGCTAATCGAAGAATTGGGTGCGGATCCTATAGCAGGACAGCAAAGATATGCACAAGCAACTGAAAACAAAATAATAACATTTAATCCCATTGCATACTTAAACAAATATTCAGATATAAGAGCATTGTATGGGTATGATACCTATGCCGCAACAGTGCACTATATTACTGCAGGATATTATCAGGGAAGAACAATAGAAAATGCAAGTACGGTTGATCCTTTAGTAGGAGGTCTGTATGATGAAAGAACAGGTGCGGTTCAATTAACAAACAATCTTATTGTATGGCCACATGGAGAAACTATACTTAATTCTGGCGATGGTATAACATACAAATATAACAACAAAATCTATTCATTAAATATTGAATTAGAACCTAGAAGCGAACTAAAGTATTTAGGAGTACATTGATGAGTGTATTGTTAGAGTCGGGCAATTTTACTATAACGGATAATTTAGGTAACACTAAATTTGCTTTAGATAGAAGAATGCCTCATATCATTTATGATATTCCCGGCGTTACTGCAATTCCGACAATACTTGGCGCAACTCCTACTGCTACTAGAGTTGAAAGAACTGACGAAATTATACTGATTAATAATTCGTTAATAAATACTGATGATTATTTTTTACTTCCATTCATATCAATTAATGGAGGTTATGCGGATTCGGGTAACTATGTAGTAAATGCTACAGGGACTACTGTACTAAGAGTAATTAGACAACCTAGTACAGGACTATATTTAGGTTCTACACTATTAACGTTTGTTGCAGAATCGGAGACCTTAAAAATAGTTGCAAAACATAGTTTTGATAAAAAAGATTTTACTAATATTACGGGCGATGATGAAATTTTAATATCATATCGAGTATTCTATGGGAGATTTTCATGACAATAAATGTGACGAATGTTGCAGTAAATTACTTAGAAGATGTAACTAAAGTTACATTGGAGATATATGGTATGATAGGTACCATAGAAAAATTAAAAGATAAATTAATACTATCTTTACCAGGTAAATTTAATTCAATAAATGGCGAGCTAATGGAAGCCGTAGAAAAAGAATTAATTAAAAATGGTATAGATTACACACCGACGGTAAACTAGAATGGTTACAAGTATAATTAGTCAGAAAACACCTTTAGCGGATTCCATCAAAGCTAAAAGAGTACAGATAAAACAAGTTATTGCATCTCTAAGTGATGTTGCCGCGAATACTGCTTTTGTTGATTCTTTTGGTGCAGTAGGTAATGGCGTTACGGATGATTCTGCAGCAGTACAAGCCGCAATCAATAGTCTTGGTTCAGCTGGAGGCCGCGTAGTATTATCTAGTAATAAAAAATATCGAATATCCTCAAACTTAACATTAAGACCTAGTTGCCATCTTGAAGGTCAACAGAACATGATTGGTAGTAATGGTTATAATTACTATACTAATTATGATGTAATCGGTAGTGCAATACGATTAGATGCCAATGCTACTATCAATTTAAGAGCTGGCTCTAGTATTTCTAAGATGTTAATTCTTCAGAGTAATTTGAATTACATAAGTCCTACCTCTTTTAGAGGCACAGCATTAACCATTAATGGAACTCCTGGTGGAACAGCTGCTAATGTGATTGCGGGCGACGATGTAACAATTAACGATGTTATGATTTTAGGATTTAATCAAGCAATTTTCGCCAACAATGTCCAAAGGCTGAGAGTAACTCAATGTAATATTGATTCTAATAATGGCATTATAGTTAATGCCGCTTTTGACACCCCCTATATTAATCGTGTTCATTGCTGGCCTTTTGCAACTATCGCAAAGGTTGCTCAAGGAGTGGCACCTAATCCTGGCGGCAACGCATTAACAAGAATTGGTACAGCTTTTAAATTTCAAAATGGCGTAGATTGGGGAAAAATTACAGACTGTTTTTCATATGGATACTATCGAGGATTTTGGTTGGATAGCGTAAATTCATGTGAACTTACTGGGTGCGGGGCAGATAATGTACCCGAGGCAGGAAAGTTTCCTCCCGCAAATGCATTCATAACATCTGGTAGTATAGGATTTTTAGTTACAGGCGGGTCAACTGATAGCTTATTAACAGGTTGTCAATCCGCCAGTAATGAGAAGGGATTCTATATCAATACTTCGGATAATTTACCTACACAATTAGTAAATTGCTCTGCTTGGGCCAACCGAGACCAGAGTGTATTAATTGAAGGTGGAGATGTTACAATAATAGGAGGCATTTTTAGACAAAGTGCATATGGAATTAAAAATGATGATTTTGTAAGTAACATAATTATACAAAATGCGAGGTTTAGTGATATTGACACTAAACCAATACAAAGTATTAGTTCATCTACCATGTTGGATGGAGTTCATTTTGAAAATTGGTCGAATAGTTCTCCTGCAATATTTCCTACTTCTAATCTTACCATATCAACTAGTAATGTAATTACTATTCCTAATGAGGGAGATTTCTTCAATATAACCAGCGCATCGGGCTTAGGAAATGTACAATATGGTTGGCCAGGAAGAACCGTCACTTTTAAGTTTAACTCAAATGTAATAGTATTGCAATCTGCGGGCGCAACAAATCAAATTTATCTAAAAACTGCAGCAAATACATTAGTTACAACAAATAGTGTTTTAACTATGGTTAGCGACGGTACAAGTTGGTATCAAAAATAAAAACATTTGGAAAATCTAAATGGCAATTACGAAAAATTTAGTAATAGATAAGGGGGCAACATTTACCGAATATATTAATTATTTGGATAATAATAAGCTACCTATATCTTTAGTGGGTTATACTGTTGCTAGTCAAATGCGTAGATCATATTATAGTGCCAACGCTATTACTTTTTCTGCCACTTTAGTAGATGCTGCTAACGGTAATGTTCAAATATCTTTAACTGCTGCAGAAACAGCAAATATAAAAGATGGTAGATATGTATATGATGTTGAAGCTACAAGCAATACTACAGTAAAAAGAATAATAGAAGGCTTAATAACAGTATATCCTGGAGTAACAAATGTCTAAGGTATCAAATAGAGAACAGTTAAGAGATTACTGCCTAAGAAGATTGGGGCATCCTGTTATTGAAATTAATCTAGATGATGACCAAATTGAAGATCGCATTGATGATGCGTTTCAGTTTTACAGAGAATATCATTACGATGCCGTAGAATTAATTTATCTAAAGCACGAAATTACTACTGAAAATTTAGCGAACGGCTATATAGAACTAAATGATAATATTGTCGGCGTAAACAATATATTTCCATTTACTAATAAAACGACAGGAAATAATTTATTTAGTTTACAATATCAAATATTGATTAACGATCTTTATAGTTTAATGTCGACAGATTTGATTTATTTTTATCAAGTTAAAAGACACATTGAACTTCTAAGTCAAATTTTATCAGGAACTAAACCGATAAGATTCAATCGCCATATGAACAGATTATTTGTAGATATGAGTTGGGATGATAATCTAGATGTGGGAGATTATATCATAGTTGAAGCTTATAGAATTTTAGATCCAGAAACATATCGAGATGTATATGATGATAGATTTCTAAAAATGTATACTACCGCTTTGTTGAAAAGACAATGGGGAGAGAATTTGAAGAAGTTCTCCGGAGTACAACTTCCTGGAGGAGTAACAATTAATGCGGATAAAATATACGACGAAGCTTTAGGGGAGCTAAAACAGATTGAAGATGAAATGCAATCTAGCTTCGAATTACCTGTGAACTTTTATACAGGGTAATTATTAACAGGGTACATAGTAATTCTAACACCTGGTCAATAGAAAGTCAATAGTTTTTATGCCAACAATTAATCCATATTTTCAATCTGGTAAGAGCATAGGGAGAGCGTCTGAACAGAATCTCTACGAAGATCTTATTATTGAATCTATGAAGATTTATGGGTTTGAGGTCTATTATCTTCCGAGAAAGCCTTCGAACTACGATGATATCTTAACTGAGGATCCAGGAAATTATTATGAGAATGCGTATCCCATTGAAATGTATATGGAAAATATAAATGGGTTCCAGGGGGACGGCGAACTATTAACTAAATTTGGTTTGGAAATACGAGATTCGGCAAACTTTATCGTCGCAAGAAGACGTTGGAGAGATATAATAGGCAAGGCGGGGAATTCGGTTTTGCCTGAAAGACCTGCTGAGGGTGACCTAATATATTTTCCCCTAACCAAAGGAATTTTTGAGATCAGAAAAGTAGAAGGGCATGATCCATTCTATCAGGTGGGAAAATTATATACGTTCAAACTATATTGCGAATTGATGCAGTTTTCTAATGAACGGTTTAATACTGGAGTGGCGGAGATAGATGAGATCACTGCAGGATATGATTTAAGTATAGATAATTTTGAATTGCTACAAGAGAATGGAGAAAGTTTATTAAGCGAGGCTAATGAATTAACTCCGATGCTTCAGGAAGGGTATACTTCAAATAAACCTCTTGTTCTTGCAGATAATGAAAAGTATGATAGAGAAAAGGATTCTGTTTTAGATTTTTCTGAACGTAATCCTTTCGGAGAGGTTTAATGTTAGATCAAAGATTTTATTGGGGCACTATAAGAAAGTCTATTGTGGCTTTCGGTAATATGTTTAATAATATTACTATAGAAAAAAAAGGACCCAACAACACTACCTATATTCAAAGAGTTCCTCTTTCTTATTCACCTAAGCAAAAGTTTTTGGCAAAAATTAATCAACAACCAGATGTTGATAAAAATAGTGTGCAGGTAATATTGCCAAGAATGGGATTTGAAATGGTTTCTATTGACTATGATCCCAATCGAAAGGTTAGTCCAATTCAACAAACTAGATCATTAGATGGAATAACCACTGCCAGTACTCAATATGCACCTACGCCCTATAATTTAACAATATTTCTTTATATCTATTCTAAAACTCAAGATGAGGGTTTGCAGATTGTAGAACAAATATTGCCGTATTTTAACCCGGATTATAATCTAAATTTTAAGGCTATACCTGAGTTAGGTATACAAAATGATTTGCCGGTGCTGTTAAATACTATTGGATTCCAGGATGATTATGAAGGTGATTTTACTACTAGAAGATCTATAACTTGGACATTAGGATTTACTCTTAAACTTAACTTCTACGGACCAGTTAACAAGAGAGGACTTATTAGAAAAGTTATTACTAATACTTTTGAAAATGTAGAATTAACAACGCAAAGACAAAAGATAACAGTTGAAACGGATCCTAATACTGCGAACGTGACTGATAACTATGGCTATTTAGAAGTATTTGAAGATTTTTAAAAATGAAAAACCTACAAAAATTAGATTCATTGTTTAATATTGATCCTTTACCTGAGAATGCTTCTTCGGATTTAATTATTCCCGAAAAAATGAACTCCAATAAGGAGTTGGATAAAGAGGATGATTATCAATTAGCTAGACAAACTTTAAGAAAGCTAATTATAAAGGGAGAAGATACCTTAGAAAATTTAATAGAATTGTCTAAAAATTCTGAGACTCCTAGACACTATGAAGTGGCAGGGCAATTTATTAAAACTTTATCTGACGTATCTAAAGATTTATTAAATCTTCAAAAGCAAGTAAAAGATTTAGAAGAGGATTCTGGAGGAACCAATCATATTAATACCCAAAATAATGTGGTGTTTGCCGGTTCAACTAATGATCTTATGAAACTACTTGGTAAAGATAATGGTGAAAAAACAATCGACCAATAAGAAAATATCTTATAACGGAAACCCCAATTTAAAACAAATTGGGACAGTGGTTTCTTATACTTCGGACCAAGTAAGAGAAATTATGAAATGTATAAGTGACCCGATTTATTTTATTGAAACCTACTGTAAAATAGTTTCTTTGGATAAGGGGTTGATCCCCTTTAAACTTTACGAATGTCAAAAAAGAAAAGTAGATTTAATATTAAACAATCGTAGAGTTATTCTAATGGAAGGTA